GTCATGGACATAGAAAAGACTGGCGCCATACGAGTGAAGTAAGTTTCACGCAACCGGTCCACAATCGTCGCTGGACCGTCACGCTGTCTGAATTCACTAAATCGTTCTTCCATTGCCTGTATTACGTCCGTAGCACGGACTGCCACCTTAGACTCTATGCGTGAATGCATCATAGTCGCGATGTTACGTGTGAGATACTGACCGTGGTCGCCATGAACGTGATCCACTCGTAAGAATTCTGCTAAGCCGCCAAAGCTACATTTATGTCTTTGGAGCCTGATGCCGCGTTTCTCAGCGCCGCGAACCGCTGCCTGAGCCACCACTAAGTTACGTACCCCGAGTAGCACGTCGTCTCCATTGTGGACAGATCGCAATACTGCTCCTGTGCGTCCTATCGCTTGCATAGTGTAGATGTAGTTCAAAACTGAATTCATGAAAGTCGTTAAACGCCATCCCGACATCAACGTCCCTTCCGCATTGTACGTACTTTTCGTACCCATATGGTCAACGACGCGCGTGCTGTCAATTGATGCCCTAGTCCACTGCACAGCCTTGACCTGTTCTTCTGAAAGCTCACTGCGATAAGCACATAAGTAGGCGTCAATTACTGCCTGCATTTGTGCGTTTCCGTGTTGACTGTTGAAGTCTTCATAGTCGAGACAAAGCGGTAACGCGTCCTCGAGTATAGATGAAACTCTGGCTGACACAAATGACGGACGCGCCTTAGTGCCGACGGGAAAATCAATCGGTAGTACGTCCTCACAATTATAAAAAGCGAAATGTGCTAGCACATAGCTCGTTAAGTCGGTCCCATATATGGCACGTTGCTTGCCCCATTCGTATTTGACTGAAGCCCAGGCGTGAAGTTCTGGCGTCCGGTCAGCGAAATACGGGAAAGCACGATCCGGTTGCATAGTGAGTGCGATGAATTTGTTGCGCAATTCGCGTTCTTTTGGCAGTTTATCAAGGTCCACTGGGTACTGGCTGTGAATTGAGCCGGCCGCGGACCATTGCCACCGCGTATCCCAAAATTCTTTCCACTCCATTCTCACGGGTCGTGCTCGCGAAGCATCAGGCTTTGTGAAGAGAGTCAGGGCTGCAGCATAGACCTCGTCAGGTGCTATCTGTGCAAGGTTTGGTGTCATCCTCCCAGATTTTTCCTGCTCCCAGTCAACTTGGCCATAGGCTCGGTTCACGAGGACATCGGCTTCAAATATGGTGCGTAAATCGTGTGGAACTATATTCTGGTACGACTTTGCTATTACTGAGAGCTGTTTCGCTGCACTGGCATATTCGAGTGGTGTACTAGCATCTAGCAAATCGCTTCGTACTATGTAACCGAACAGTTCCGGCGGTAACGACGCTAGCCACAACATCACCCCGCCAACCATAGAGGTCGTCGATTCAAGGGGCAGGCGCAAAGCGTGTATAGCCTTGCGTTTTTGGTCAATATCGAGACTGTCCCATACTTCTTGTGCCGTGAAATGTATGTGGTGTGTCCCCGATATTTTTGGTGCTTGTAGTTCCTTGAGTTGATCAAATGTGATACGGGTACGAGATCGCGCTTTTCCTAATTTAAAGAACACATTCCTTAATGAGCACCAATCATTATAGTATCCGGAATAGTCGTCTAAAAAGTGACGCGAGATCGCAGCCAATATGTTACGTGTTGTTGGCACCATGTCTTGATCAACTGTGTAGTAGACATAGCTCCCTTCACGCCCCGGTAAATAGTAGGCCTTGACGACTGTACCGAAGAAACAGTGCATCTGAGGTCCGAAATAGTGGTAATCTGGAATGAAATCGATTAGGATATGCTGTGCGCGTGCAAATTCCTCCGCGTAAATTGACTTTCCAGTTGTTATACGTATTCCGGTCGGTGCTCTCCCATCCCTTAGCCTAAAGGTTTGAATCGGCGCACCGCCTAAGCCGGCCTCGATGGCTAGCGCTGTAAACGACTCGCGAGGCTCGAGTTCGCCTACTGCGCGGTACCTCACGGTACGCTGTCCGTAGTAAGTACTTGCTGAGGTGGTGGATTCACTCCTACAGTAAGTACATCGGCTGCGGTTGACTCCGTGAAGGCATTGGCATCGGCTGCATGCCGGATCCGCAACATCTCGGGCATCGACGGGGGTACTACGCTTTGATCTACGCGAAAACCCGCCCGCTCTGGTCGCGACACAGGTGCTGCTGTAAACTGCACAGGCCGATAAGTCATCGGTGCGCGCACTTGGAACTTAACATCCGTCTTAACGCGCTTGGTTAAGACGTAAGGACGCAGCGGAGTTACTCGACTACGCCAGGCGTGGATACACACATTCGGCGTATGGTAGGCCTGCGTGACTGCTGTCCCGTCAAGCAAGGTCCCAATATATGGCAGAATGTGTGTACGCCCCGGTCGCGGCTGGTTCGTATAGAAAGTAAACTGTTTCACCGAAGCCGGCGAGAAATCAACGCTAGCAGGCTCAATGATACACTCACGAGAGCTAGCCCACGGATGAGTGCTCGTACGAGTTATTTCGTCCTGCAAGATCACGTCATGACCAAACAGTCGGTATAAGTTTGACACAAACAGACATTCTTCAAAAGTATACACCTCACCGTGCTGTCCATGCCCCTTGAACGTCGAGACCGGACTCAGGTGGCGAGTGTTCTCAAAAGAATCAACTATTGTGCCTGCTATCAAAGAGCCGGACACTGGCGCGTACACCGCATCGATCGCAACCTCTTCAGGTACCGTCCCGTCAGGTGAGACAACATTGCGAATCTTCGTCAGGGCTGCCATCGGCGCGTAGTCAACGTAAAAATAGGCTCCGTTCGTCATACACGTAGAGAAAGTCTTGCCAGTGATAGCGGAGATGGCTCCGGCACGAGCTTCCGGCGTGGTCATCGTAACGAAGTTCTCACTTGAACTCAGATATGCGTCACGCCAGTTCAGCATTGAACGTGCTTCATTATGGATCAAGGTATAAATACCATACCACATGTAGTAGTTCAGAACGGCGCTGGAGACTAGCAGGTGGTTAGGGCTGCCAGCGTCCGAAAGCATGAACTCTTGCGCCATAGCGTGCGGGCGATACGGGTCGCCTTCTAGCACGGTGCGCAGCCGAGCCCGAGTTGGACAGAACGGAGCCAGCGTGATCACCAGTTCTGCTCGGGCCCAAGCACACGCTTCGAGCGAAGAGAAACACGGCTGGTATGCAGCAGCACACAGGGTTTCTAGTGCTGCTGCGAAATGTTGCTCAACTCGGTTTAGAGCCACATAATCGCGGATCCAGGTCCACAGGGTCAACGGCTGGTCCCACGGTATCTCCGTGAAGTCATAGGGCAAGTTGCCGTCACCATTCAGCGGATCGAGTAACAGTTCATAGCTATTGATCCCCTCGATAGGTACATCGAAGTTGAGCCCGGACGTGTACTTGCGGCCTAACGCGTGGAGCAAGTAAAACTCTTGCTGTCCTAGACCTGATGCATTGTAGTGCAGGACGTAGGGTCTGGACCAGTAGTTTTGCGTAGTGCGCAACATCCATCCAGGGCTTGAGTATGCTTCATCAGGCACAGGCGGTCCCAACTCGACTTCCTCGGTCATCTCAGTCGGATGTCCGTAAGCCGGGACTACCGCGTGACTATCGGAGTATGGTGTTGTCTTGGTTTCAAGTATCCCGTTGGTGGCACCATTATCCGAATACAGAACTGCCTTCATCCACGAGATGAGCATGTTGTAGATGAATGCCTCGTGTGAATCATTCTGTTGGTGACGGTTAATGACACCGAGGGTTTCTTCCTTGACAACGCGGCGCTCGATCGCAGTACGTGCGAACTCTGCGAGAGCTAGCGATGCATCAAATATTCCCTCATCGGTAATGTATTTCTTGTTGTATCCCGACCAATCGGTAGATCCAACAGCATACATCACGCGCTTCGACCGGCCGGAGATACAGAAGTCTGTAGCTAAGGACAGGTCGGCCTTGTAATCCGCTCCACCTTGCTGTACGCGAACCATGGAGTTGTTAACAAGCGTAAAGCGCCCAAAAGTCACGCGCGGCGCGAATCGTGGGCGAAAATCAATATTGACTAAATCTTGGACAAAATTTTGAATCATAAGTACGTTTCTCAGGGGATTCTCT